AACTTATTCCACCTTGCCTCCAAATCAGCAACAAATTCTTTGAGATCTTGCTCTGACTTTGTGAGAACAATTTTTACTGAGTCTTTGAGTGCTTGGCGAACTGAAGCTGGTGTAGAACTTCTTACAATCTCCATTCCTTGAACTTTTAGCTTTGGTGGGTCGTATTGCACCCCTTCGGAGTTGAAAACATTTAAAGCATATCTTTTCTTAGCTAACCATACTCCACTGTCAGCAATTACCTCTCTCTTAAACGATACCTTTTCTTGATACACGTTCATGTAATCAAATACTTCTTTACAAGCCTCATCTATTATTTTTGATAAATTAGTTTCACAAAACTGATCTATTTTCTCACATATTGTTTTTGAATCTAGACCGTTAAGATGCTTGTTTACATAATTACCAAGTGTAATGTAGGTTGAATCTGTGTCACAATAAAAGGTGTAGTCAACATCTTTGGTGTTGCATTCCTTGTTTAAGTAATCTGTGACCTTTCTTGCAACCGATCGAATTACATACTGGCCAGTCATTGTGATTCCTTCGGCAAGCCTTGTGTCATACCATCTAAAATACACATTACCGCAAGCACCATAAAGACTGTTCATTAGAATCTTAGCGGCCATCTGTTTTGAATTAAGACTTGTAACCCGAGAAAGAAATTTTGCATCTCCGGTCTCAGAGTAACGTTTTTGAGCCTCCAACATCTGTTTTTTTACCTTTTGACGCATTCCAAAGTAGTATTCAATTAGCTGTGGAAGAACGCCTTTAACATCTTTCCTAAAACATTGACCATTTGCAACCATTGTTAAATTTTTATTCTTTAACTTTTTGGTGTCTACCTTCCTATCCAATAAAAGCTGAATAGACTTTTCTTCATCAACCAGATATTTTTCACCATCTGCTAAAGTCTCCGGTGACATATTAAAAGTCATTATTATTGAAGGGTACAGAGAAGTGGCATCGAAAGACACCACCCAATCATATTTGGCTGGAATCGGTTCTTTAACAAATGCACCAATAATCTGCCTATCACTTGCTGGATCAATATCAGGTGGGTTTGGAACTATAATATTGTTCTTAGCCAATGCATTGTGAATAATACAATCCCATGTTCTTACAGAAGAAAAGATATCAACAAAATTACACTTTGCATCATAGGCCATGGTGAGAATAAGATTAATTAACCTCATCTCATCCTCCAGCATATCTACAAGCTCTACGTCCCAAATATTATAATCTACAAAGAGCTTCCAGTCTTTGGTATAAAATTCCTTAAATGAATTATAACCATGCTTAATCTTTTCTTTATCAAGCTCTTCTTTAGAGACCAAGTCCAGTGAATAAGATTCCAATGTCTTGAATGAAAACTTCTTATAAAGATCCATGTAATCCAGTATAGATATACCAGTCCAGTCGAACGCAAGCTGCGTCCTTCCTTTTGCATATGGAACCTCAAAAGAGTTTGTCACACCATAGGGAGAACAATCCTGAAGTGAGCGTTCTCCGAGCACTCTCTGTATGCGAGATGATAAATATGCTATGTCAAACAGCTGTACGTTCCAACCAGTAATAATGTCTGGATAGTTACTTTTTAGATAGAGGATAAACTTTTTAAGGAGATCAAACTCGTCTTTGCATTGGATGTATTCAACATTAGATTTATCGGTTAGATAGGGTTTACATCCAAAAGAGGTAATCTGTTTAGTGTTAAAATCTTGAGCTGTGATAAGTAGTACTTCCTCCTGAGCTGTTCTTGGTTCAGGAAACCCGTACTCAGTTGATGTTTCAATGTCGATTGTAAGTATTCGCATTGATTGAGTATCAAAATCAATATCATTAGGAAACACTTTGTTGATGAACTGATATTGAAACCTAGTATTTCCAAATATTGGAAAGTTACTAACCTCCTTGTAATTCTTTACAAAATCTTTCGCTTCGTTAATAGATTCGAACTTTTTTCTCTCTAGATTTTCTCCATAGAGGGTTTTATAGTTTGAATTTTTGCCAGTACGAACATATAGGCTGGGTTGAAATGGGATTTTTTGTACAACACGTTTGCCATCCTTTATTCCACGAAAGTGGATATAGTTACCGCGTTGGTAGACATTTGTATAAAAGAACATATTAATGATTATACTAGAAAGGAGAATTTAAAACAACTAAGGAGCAACAAAATGATTGATCCAGTTTCGGCACTAGCATTAGCTACGGCTGCTTTTAATGGAATTAAAAAAGCAGTAGAGATTGGTAGAGAAGTTTCCGATGTATATAGCCAATTAAGTTCTTGGGCCGGTCATATGAGTGATTTGCAAGAATGTATATCACAATCGGAAAAACAACAAAAGAAACCAGGTCTATTTGACAAAATAGGATTTACTAAATCAGCAACATCGGAAGCATTTGATATGTTGGTTGCAAAACAAAAAGTAAAAGAGATGGAAGAAGAAATTCGTCATATGTTTTTATATGGTGATCTTAATCATCTTGGTATGGACGGACTTCGTGACTTTTATCAAATGCGTAGAAAGATAAAAGAAGACCGTGAAAAAATGATATATGAACAAGCAAGAGCAAGAAAAAACTTTTTCGATGCAATTAAGTTATATGGAATTATAGCTCTTATAGTAATCATAGGGGGTGGGTTACTTTGGTGGATGATAGACATGGTTATAGTAATGGGTCAAGAGGCTGGCAAATGGTAGAGACACAAACCCTATATAATAGAAATGGATATTATAAGCAATATGTAGTCACTCATAATAATTATGTGATACTAGTTACTACTAATATGACGATGGCGGAAAAACTAAAACAAGAAATCAAACAAAAAGAAGAATATGGAACTGCAAAAATTAAAAGATGAGACAGATCTAAATGAAGATGGAATTGTGTCTGAAAAAGAATATAAAATATATGAAAAAAAAGCAATAAACAGAAGAAGAATTGCTTGGGTATCGCTTATTGCTCTAATACTATCTGGTTTTTATGTAATGTTGTTTATGCCAGAAACTAGAATTGAACAACTAAACGGTATTATTGAGTTATTCTGGATTACTTTGGGTGGCATAGTTGGTGCATATGTTGGTATTTCAAGCTGGGTTTCGAGAGGACAATAATGTATAAAATAACAACCGTTGTATTAATTAGCTTTATGCTTGCTGGGTGTGGTGATTTACAGCGATATAGATACCCATGCCAAGACCACAAAAATTGGGATAAACCAGAATGCCAGAAACCTCTTTGTGAAATACATAGAGATTGCCCTGAACATATTTTTAGTAACGGCACTTCAAAAGCAGTATTGGATTACATAGCTGGTCAAGAGGCAGTGCAAATTGTAACAAATAGAGCTACAAGAAAAGGAGAATGTAAGTGAAACAAAAGATGACAGCAGAAGAGTTAATGATTAGACTTAGAGTGTTTATTGGTGTTTGTTTGGCATTAACATTAATGGGAATTGTGTTTGTAGTGCTCTTTAGCATTATCTTTGTTACACAACCACTTGGTGCAATCAGTCCAATCGATACAAAGTTCTTTGAACTTATTATTCCAATTGCTACGTTCTTGACTGGTACGTTGTCTGGAATAATGTTATCAACATCTACTACAGCTGAAGAACCACCAAAAAGAAAAGAATGCCCAGAAATGGACATTCTTGAAGAAAACGAACCTTAATTATCTTACTGAGTAGTTTTGTTGAACAGTCACGTGTGATCCTGGATTATAAGACATCACCGTCGACTGTCTAACACCATCAATAACATAAGTTACATTGTACCCGACAACTGTTGGAACAGCCTGTTGAGAGTATGTTGGATAACACCTAGTTGTAACTCCAGGTGTAACTGATTGAGAGCCAATTATTGCACCCACACCAGTCATTACCCGTCTAGTGTCTTCAGACCTTCCAATCTGTGATCCAATCAACCCACCAATAATTCCTCCAACGACTTGATTTGAATTATCAGCCACTTGTTGGCAAGATTGTGTGTGAACTGTTACAACTTCATTACGAATAATTGGACTTACCGACTCAACTGGAACTGTCTGTACAGCTGCAGTAGCTGCAATTGCTGTAGATGCTAAAAATGTTGAAACTGGCATAATTTGTACTCCTTTTATCAATGTATAAGTGTATTTTATACTATTTATTTAAAAAAATCAAGCAAAACTAGAAGCTGTAACTTTTAAAGCGTCTTTTCTCATTAAAAAGGTACGCGCGTTATTCTCTGGTTTAAACACAGTAATGTAATTTACACCGTCAATCACTTTTACAGACGCATAGTCTTCACAAAACCATTGTTCAGCATTTAATGGATTGGTAAGGACAGTAATCTTTTTTTTCTGAGAAGACTTTTTCATTTTAGTTTACTAGACTTTTTGCCAATACAATACCATTTCCAAAAATAGAATTATATTGATTCCTTATTTCATCGACTGGTTCTTGTTCCCATACAACGGAGTCTTTGTCAATCATAATTGTATGATCTTTTGCATAAGACGCATAGGGAATTAATGCAATGCCAACTTGCTCGGGGTTACTTCTAGAAGGAACAAGCTGAATAATACAGGGCTTTACAAACTTAATTTGATTTAATTGGTTTGCAACTTCATCAGCATCGCCAAGAAGCTCCTCACCGGTTACAAGTTTTAATATCTTTATCATGTAATGTTTCCACAAAGTTAAATGCGACTACTTCATTATAAAACAGTCTCATAAACGACTCAACTGTTACTTTATTATAACCACATATTAGTATCTGGTCATCAAGGGAACTAGCCTTTAGAAGCCAGTTCCCTTTTCTAACAGTGGTGCAGTGAAAAAACTGCATTAGTCTAAATGCTTGCTATTTTTCAAATAGTTTTCAGCTTGCAGTTGTCTGGCTTCCATTATAGCTTCAACAGCACCTTTAAAAAACAAAGTTATGCGTTGAAAAACGTTACTTAGAAGCTTCATCAGCATCCTCCACCAAAAGCTGAGGATTACCTTTTGCAAACTCTGAAACTGTAGAAGGCTCGTCGCTAATTTCAATTTTACGAGGCTTACGGTGCTCAGGAATAATTTTTTCCAAAGCAATCTTAAGCATACC